GATCACTTCCGTGATTAATGGTACTAATTTGTTCTTACTTCCGAGATATCGGACGCCTTTTGTTTCAATAGTTGTCATGTAAGCAGCTTCCTCATAAAACGCTTAAATCTGCGCAAGTCAGGTGTTGGGTCAAAAATTACATGTACTGGAAGATTTCTCTTTTTTGCCTCATCTGCGAATAGACGAAATTCGTTCACGCTTTCGCATATAGGGCCCTGAAAAAGATATACTAATGGATATTCTGTTCCATAGATGCCATCTTCAATCTTATAAAGATCGTAGAAAACCTTTTCTTCTGTAGTGCCATGGCCGTTTACGCCTTTCGTTTCCACAATCGCACCCTTATCATTCTTAGGGTTCACAACAAGACCATCGCTCTCAAAGTTATTTGTCCTCTTTTTTACTGCCTGAGTGTACTTGGCGGGCTTTTTAAATCTATATGTCCCTTCGTAGTTGTGGTTTTTATCTCTAAAGTGCTCCATCAGATGCCAACGCTCTAGACCTGCGGCGGTAGCAGCCTCGCCCATGCGGTCTTCGCTTCTCTTTCCAGAGCGCGAAGCTCCATGATTGTGCTTTTTAGACACTATCCCTCCTAGTTAAAAATGGCGGCGCCCTATTCTTGCCGGCCGGGGCGCCATCGGCTTCAAACAAACCTTACTTGTTAGCTACTAACTCGTCAAAGGCTCGGTCCACATCATTTTTGCCACTGCTGTATTTTGTGGTTTCCTTCGAGCGTGACTCGGCGCTTCCATCGCCAGCTAATTGCTCATCAAGAATCGCGTTGATTTGCTCTGGGGTATGACGCTCGAATAGAGAATCAATATCAGGCATACTATCAAGGAGGGCAGGGATAGCTTCCGTGTCTTCCAAGAGCGAGGAAGTATTTCTACGCATCTTTAAGTTGGTTTGCGGGTATGCACCAGGCGTCGTGGGCTTGGTGTATGTGAGGGCGATATCGGTGCCCTCTAGAGTGTCGGTGATATCACCGTAATCTGGGTCTAGAATATAGCCCAGGAGATTTTCATAGGCGCGCTTACCGTACCCATAAATCTTAATTCCTTCGTCTTCGCGACCTCTCACCACGACCGGCGAGAAGAAACGTGCACGAACGAATAGTGACTTAGCGAGCTTCTTGCTCTCTTCGTCGTTGCTGGCTACTCCTTCCTTCCATAAGGAGGAGGCGAATTCACAAATCGGGCACGGATCCCCGAAATTGCGCTTTGGACAGACGATCCCGCCGCGATGATCTCCAACGTTATAGTGGAAATACACCTCCTTTAGAGGATCACCGTCTGGTGCTGGGACGATACGAATATCTTGGTCGCCTTCATCGGGCCTAAACCAAGCTGATTGTTCCCTCCCATCTAGTTCACCACGTAAAGTAGCGAGCTTCTTTTTCATTAGTTCCATATTGATTGACATTAGTTTTTTCTCCTTGTGTTGTTATTAAAGTATATCAAGCTTTCCTTGATATCTAATGTATCACTCTTGCTCTAGCTTGTCAAGAGTATTTTGTTGTTGTATCGTGTTTGTGTGGGCCACGACGTACCCAAAATCGTCATGTGGTGTTTCGTAAATTGCATAAGATATTTTACGAAACGCATTTGATGGCTTCTTCTTTAGCATATCTACAATCTTCCTGTGTAATGTTCCTTCTCCGGAAAGTCTTTCTTCATTTATACATAAATAATAACACAGTTCTCGCTCTACGTCAAGCTCAAAAAACCATTTTTCTTCTAAATTTTTAGTATTTAATGCCCCGATGCTGCGGATGCGGTTTACTTCTGCTGGTTTTGCCACTTGACCAATTTCAGGGTCAGAATGAGTGAAATAATTTAAATAATGAACTGCTGAAAAAATAGAGCTATTAAGCGTATCATGATAGCCCTTGATGGGCACGCTTCCTAACGAGTTCTCGATTTGCAAGTTTGAGAATACGGTTAGTGAATTAAAGAGGCCTGAGCGCGCATATTCCTGCAACACTCCAAACGTAACATTTTCAATTAGCAGGCGCTCTCCTGTAACAAGCTCAATATCAGGCTTAATATAAAAAACATCAATTTTCTTATTTTTTATTTGTTCTAGAATTCCAAGAGAGCAGTTTGAACTATAAGAGGTGCCCATGATAAAAACCTGTACATTCTCATGAAGTCCTCCAAAAAACTTTTTTAGGTTTGGAACATTTTTTTCATATTCCTCTGGGTTTTTAAAAGACTTCAGCTTATGCTTTTTCTTGGAGTTCCTTGTAACCTTATCGTTCAACTGATAAACATCATATTGAGGAACTGCTGCAAATTTTTCGGCGATGGCTGATGGGCCGGTGCCAATTCCAATAACTGATATCATAGCAATAAATTCTCCAAGTCGTAGTAGTTCTTTCCGGCTTTTAAGTTTACCATAAATGTTCCAAGCTTGTTTGCAGCAAATGTGTCCTTGATTTCAGCCAGCAATTCACGATCTTCGTCGTCAAAGTCAATTACAATCTCATCATGAACAATATGCGAGATAAATGACTTTTTTCCCTCCAANTATGNGNTCNATNGCAACTGCNCGATCAATNACAAGGTCAGCAGTTGTGCTTTGTATCAGATAATTAAACGCGCGCCAGTCATCAACCTTGATGTGCCTCCCAAATATAGTATTAATATAGTCACCATCGTAGTACTTGTCAAGCACTTTTTTACGATCATAGTAATTTGTGTCAATACTGTCGGAGTCAGGGTTATATAGCCATGCAAAAAACAGAGTTTTGGCTTCTTCGCGCGGCATCTTAGACTCTTCAAACACATTACAAATATTCCATTCGTGAATATCGCTAGCGGGCTGTTTTTGGCCAGAAAGGGCCAGTAGTGTGCGAACCTCTGCACCGTTGTAGTCAAACGACAAAAACCAGTCATTGCGCGGCTTTATAAGGCGTCTAAGCTCTCTTTTCATCGTTAGTATAGGGAAGGACTGGGGATGCGTAGAAAGGCGCCCTGTGACCGTTCCGAAGAGGTTATAGTTAATGTGTTTCTGACCATTTAGTATTTTTTGTGAGGCATGCCTCAGACCACTGCTGACAAACAAGCTACGACATCCTGAATTGTCTAAAAGAAGGTCTTGGTACTTTATTTTATAGAGAAGTTTTGCGGCCGAACACACGTGATCATAGTTTTCCGGTTTTTCATAGTTTTCAAAAACGTACTCTGTGATTTGATTTTTGATCTCGCAGAATTCAAGCAGCGCATCGTGCGGAACAAGATCAAAAAAACAATGATCTCGAAGGTCAATTTTGGCAATATCAAACGACTTCTTATAAGCGCGCATCTTTCTGGATATATTCTCCCATGCCTCGCTAAGATGCTCAGGGCACACTTCATCTAAGGATTGCCCGCGCGCATATATCCATGCATACTCTAAGTTCTTGTCAAGAAACGATCCGCCTGGGCGCCAGGTTCTTGTTAGGTTCTCTGGTATTTTATTTTCGTCAAAAATTAAGTTACCATCAACATACACGCCGACACACTGAGTTTTATCATCGATAGGTTGAAACAACACCGTTTAATTCTTCCTCTTGGAGTTCTGCTTCCTTTCTTAATTTAGCACCTCTTTCTATGGATGTCAAGGAGCCATTGTAATTATATGTCTTTCCAATGACGCGCTCGAATGCCATAAGTGCTTCGTCAATATCGGAAGACCTATAAAGATCAATGGTATCGCCCACAAGCCTGTTGGTTTCCGAATCACTAAGTTTGGCCTCCATCTCAAGAAGTCTAATTTGCAAATATAACCTAAGAAAATAAACTTCACCATAGATACCCAGCAAAGCTTCCTCGGTATAATTTGTTGGTATTATGACTTTTCTTTCTGTGCTCCCAGACTCACAAGACCAGTATTCTATATAACTGTTGGGTTTCACAGCGTCATACATCGCTAACAAAGCGCGCTTAAACCCATCGTAGTATTCTGTATGGGCGAATTTATATGCGCTTCCCAGCAACACGGAGGTAGAAGGTAAATTGTATCTTCTGGAATACTGCAGCGTAGTGTTAGAGCCTATGTCTGCGACTAACCGCCATGGCGTTTTCATATCGACCAAAAACCCGTAACTCCTACATGCATTTAAATAATACTTCCAATTTGGGCTGTTGACAAACTGTTTTATTTTTTCTTCATCATTTGCACAGTCAAGATCGGCAATTTCAATCGCAAGCCCACTAACGGATATGGGACATAACTTGTTCTTTACGTATGCAGGGTAAGTGTAGGGCGCAGATACGCTGGCTATTGCTTCAATCACCAGCATAAAATTAACAATGAACTCATCAAAATTTTTAAACTTTATATCATTCGCAGTAAACTGTCCGTATATGGTGCTAGTTAGACTGTCTAAATAGTTTCCGTACAGCCCTTTTGGGTTCTCATATGCATTATAGACTTTTAGCGCAGTAAGATATGGGTCTTTTGAAGATATTTTATTAGTCATCAATGCCTTCTGGAACTGAGTTTTCATTTCGTTGAATGCATCCACAACAAAGGCAGGCGCAGCAAGAGTGTTGATGTCGCTAGAACGAGAATCGGTAAAGTATTTCATTTCCACAGCATCTGTATTTAAGACTATGGGAACATAGCGCCGATCAACGCGCCCATATAACTGCTTCTCTGCTTGGAAATGAACCACATTCCCATATGTGGCCGCGGCATCCACCATTTCAAATTGGTAGGAATATTTTCTATAAAAACTATTAATGGGGCCATCAGAATTACCAGTTGAAAATTTTGACATAAAGTATTTTTCCTTTTATATTGTTTAAGTTTGGCACTTGGTTGGCTTACGTGGACCGGGGGAGCCACCCTTGTGTTGAGATGGAGACTTCTGTGTTGCTAGCTCGGCGACCCATTTCGCTGTGATTTCTGTCTCACATTCACCGGGCCCGAAAGTCGTTTCTGCGCGGGTTACCATATAATATCCTCCTATGCCATACCTTGTCAATGAAGCGTTATCTATCACGTTTTTGCCATTCACTGAGCGCGCCAGGTCCTTGTAGTGTTTAGATTCCGGAGAAAAGCCGCGCGGATTAACATATATGTAGGTTCCCGGGAAAATATTTGGAGACCCATAGCACGTAATAGTGGCATCATACACCTCTCTCAACTGCATTAAGCCATCATAGCCCTCTTGCTCGAAACGAACCTCTTTAAGGCCTGGTGCATCTGTTTTAGTTAATTGAATATTTTTGACTATCCCGTTGGGCTTTCCAAGAACAAAATGGAATACTCCTGCGGCAGAATCGAGGGTTTCATCGCCACTCATTAAGGCTTGCGGCTGGGTGCGGCCGGCGTAAAAAACTTGATAGTTGTAAGTATGATCAACTCCGCGGTAATTTATTGGGGAGTTCCGATCTCCAAACACATGAAGAAGTGGTTGCGAAGCATGGCCAGAGCGCTGTGGATTTTGGGCTAAGTGGTACATATCCAATCGACGGCCATGTTTGTTGCCTGCGGCCTTTCCATCGAGGCCTATACCGGGGCCTGGGCCGCGGCCAGCGGCGCCTTGGTTGAAAATCCACTTTGTTATTTCGTCGTTGTCGATGCCCCGGGGCGCCCAATTGGGGTCACTAATTGAGGTCACTGCGGAAGAGAACACGCGGATTCTTTGTTTGGCGTTAATATCAAAACAACGATCTTCATTCAAAAAATTTCTAACTAGGTTATTCAACAGATCTTTTAGAAATATTGGCAGACTATATGAAAACTGGTCATTTTTTATTGTTCTATCGGTGAGCCAGTCCATGAAATAAGAAAGCGAGACTGGTATATCTCCCAAATTTGCATTAAAATGCTCTAATCCTATGCTTTTGGGCGTCACCAATTCAAGAGGCCCAAGCAAAACCCTAAATTTCTTATAGTTCTCATACAGCCTCTTATATTTGTCGCTCTCCATCTTCTTTGTGGCACTGCCGATCTCCTTCGACGCCCAGATCGCTGTCGGCATCTTGTGGAGAGCTATGTCGATATTAAACATAATAACGTCAATCAAATCACTCAAATAAAACCAGGCAACATATTCATTCTGGTCTATGTCACTTACAACGGTATCCGCCAGATCTGGAACATCTCCGGTGGGCTGATCCTTTGCGCGCGCTGTCTGAGTGCGTATCTTCTGGGCCGTGCCGTCGCGGACGGATTGATCTAAGCTATCTGGGCTAGCATCACCGGCGAAGGCCTCATCCGAAAAAAGATCAAACTTCCAGTAAGGGCCCTGGCTATTGAAATTGTTCAATTCTTTTTTAGGCAGCCTTTTGTAGTAAATCTTTTTATAATGTAACAAACTGCCGACAAGACTGGACAATTGA